GGAAGTCTCGGAAACCCGCGCGTCGTCGCTGGCCTTCTCCATGTCCACGACTATCGAGATCGTTCACGCCAACATCCTGAACCGTGGCTTTACCGGCGGCGCTTATGCTGGTGGTGACGGTGTTGCCCTGTTTGCGACGGATCACCCGACGCTCTCGGGCAATCAGGCGAACACGCTTGCTGCTGCTGCTGACCTTTCGGAAGCCTCGCTTGAGGATGCCATCAAGGTTCTTATGCAGATGAAAAACTCGCGTGGTCTGAACATCCCGGTTGCTCCGACGAAGCTGATGGTCAATCCGACCGAGGCGTTCAACGCGGAGCGGATTCTGAAGTCGAACCTGCGTGTCGGCACGGCGAACAATGACATCAATGCCATTCGTTCGATGGGCCTGCTGCAAGACGGCTACATTTCCAACCCGTATCTGACGGACCTCGATTCGTGGTTCCTGAAGACGGACGTTCCGGGTGGCCTGAAGTCTCTGTGGCGTCGTGAAGTCGAGCTTGAGCGCGACAACGACTTCGACACCGAGAACCTGAAGGCCAAGGCTACCGCTCGTTTCGTTCCCGGCTGGGGAGATTGGCGCGGGGCGTTCGGCGTGTCCGGTTCTTGATAAGTGCTTGATTTCCCGGCGGTTTTCGGATCGCCGGGAGTATCACAAGGTAAACCATGAGCATCCGTCCAGATACTAGGGGAGCGCCTAACTACATCCCCGGCGGAACGTGGGCAATTTGCCAACGTTGTTCCTTCAAGCGCCGTCGCCCTGATGTGGCGAAGGAGTGGACGGGCCTGATGGTCTGTATTGATACCTGCTTTGACCCTCGGCCTGCTATCCTGACGGCTCCTGATGTTGGACCGGAGGGCGTACCGCTTCCCGACATCTCTCCGCGTCCGCCCAACCTGTTCATTGACGTTAACGATCCTGTTCTGCCGGAGGATTTGTAATCGCTACCTCGGGTTCCATCTCTGAGACCTTCACGGCGCGCGACTCAATCACGCAAGCCCTAGTGCTGATTACGGTGCTGGGTGGCGGTGAGACGCCGTCTGCCGACGATGCGGCGCAGGGCCTTACGCAACTGCAATGGATGCTGAAAAGCTGGCAGTCGGACGGCTGCAATCTCTGGCGCGAGGAAGAGGAAACGATTGTGTTCCCCGCCGCGACGGAGACCGTGACGCTTGATCCTCGGGTGCTGGACGTACAAGAGGCGCGGGTTGAGGTTGACCCGACGTTCCAACGAATTCTGGCCCGGTGGGAGCGCGGTGAGTATATCACCCTCCCGAACAAGACCGCTCCGGGAAGCCCGACTATCTTCTATTTCCGCCGCAAGCGCGACACGGTGACGATGACGCTGTGGCCGGTGCCGCCGATTGAAACCAATATCTTTTGCACTACGGCCCGCGTGATTGAGGATGTGACCGACCTCGACCAGAACATTGATGTTCCGCAGGAGTGGTGTGAGACGGTGACGTATAATCTTGCCGCTCGTCTGCTGGACACCTTTGGCATTACCGAGACTAGGCCGGTGGTCGCGTCAAAGATTGTCGCGATGGCCCGTGAGCTTTACGATAAACTGAGTGGGTTCGACCGCCCGTCGTCTGTCTTCCTTCAACCGCAATACCCCTACAGAGGATATGCATAATGAGCGGCGTTACCCGTTTCTTTGAAAGCCCGAACGGCGGTGACGTTCCGGTTAGCTACGCAAAGCCCATGCCGGTTACGGGCGGGATTCTTCCTGCCTCTGGTGCTGGCGCTACTGACCGTTCAGGCACGGCCACCACGACCTCTGGCGGGTTGAGTGTTGCCGCTAACACGTCTCGCAAGGGACTTGTGGGGCAGAACCTTTCGGCGGTGAACATCGGCTTTAACGAGTTTGGCGGCACGGCTGTCATTGGTTCGGCGGGGACTTACACGGTTGCGCCGGGTCTTTCGTTCAGCATCTCGACTTCCAGTCTGGTGAACTTCATTGCGGCCTCTGGAACCGCTGCTGTCAGCATGACCGAGTATTGATCTGATGGCCGTTGTTGGCTCTCTCGTTATTGGTCGGCAGATGAAGACAAGGCTTCCTGTCTCGGGGAGTTATTCTGCGCCTGCTAACTTCCAGACGGCAATGCCTGCTGGCGCGACCTATACACGATCCACGACGGCGACGGGCCAGAGCGTTTCGGGCGTTCTGACGCTGTTTGCGATAGATGCGCCGCAACGGACCAATCGGGGCTTGGCGCTTGAACCGGCCCGCACGAACTTGCTGGTTAATAGCCTGCTGGCTGGTGGTGGGACGACTCCGACAAGTTGGACGCTGGCGGGCGCTACGGGAACGTCAACGCCTGTAGCTTCTACGGTCTATCCGGCGGGCGCAGCCTACACGATGGCGGGGACGGCGCAGCGCTCGTTCCACCAGCAGGGCGTGACGCTGGATGTTGGCGTCTCTACGTTCTCGTTCAATGTCGAGGCGGTTTCGGGTGGTCTGAACGCAGGCCAATGCGGGGCTATCTTTGCGGCGGGCGCTACGGCTGATCCGTGGACCTATCCTGTTTGCCCGGCTAACCCGTCAGGCGGAACGTCTGGGGTTTTGACCACTGGCCGTCTGGACATTCAGATTAACGTAACTGTGGCTGGAACGTGTACGGCACGTTGTGGCATGGGCGTGGGGGCAAACGCGACGGGTTCGATCACCTATTCGACACCGCAAGTTGAGTTTGGGACGTTCTCAACGTCCTTTATCCCGACAGCGGGCGCTACGGCCTCGCGGACATTGCCTGTGTTTACCGAGGTTGTTCCGGCTGGCCAGAAGCGTGTTCTGCTGACCTATTTTGACGCCACGACGACGACTGTTGTTGGGCTTCTGCCCGGCGGTACGTTTGATGAGGCGACGGCGGTTATAGGTGCAGGCAAGGGCCGTTCTGGTTCGTCGGAGTTGGTTTCTCGAATGTGGCAGTCGTGATCTGATGCCCGCTGCACTTCTCGGCACAACGTATGACAAAAGGGTGGTTGGGAAGTTGCCTCCCGTCCGCCTGATAAACCGCTATGTCGAGAGCGCGACGTCTAACCAAGTGACGGGGGTTGCTATCCTGCCAAGGCCGGGGCTTGTGCGGGATTCTACCGTTGGTGTCGGTTCTCAACGGGGCGTGTTCCGTGAAGATGGGTTGTTTGGCGGCGATCTGTTTAACGTCTCGCTGGACACCCTTTATCGGGCTGAATCTGCGGTGCCGTTTGCCGGTGGGGTAACCGAGATTGCGGGAACCGACCTGATCCGGTGGGCTGGTACTGATCTGGTCCAAGGGTTGTTCTTCGTCGCTGGCGGGGTGCTGTATCTATACGACGGCACGAACGTCGATGAAGTCACTGTCCCGGAAGCCTATACCGCGACGGACGTAACCGAAATCAACGGCTATATCGTCGTGCAGGTTGGCGGCATTGGTCGGCGGTACTTTATCCGGCCCGGTGAGATTACGATTGACCCGCTGGACTTCTTCACCGCTGAAAGCTCGCCGGATAACTCTGTGGCCACGGTCTCGACAGCTGCGGAGCTTTGGCTGTTTGATTCCGAAAGCGCGGAGGTTTGGCTTCCGACCGGCCTGAGTGATGGTCCGTTCCAGCGCTATCAGGGCCGCATCTTCTCACGGGGGGCAACCTCGCGTGATTGCGTCCTGACGTTCGACAACACCATTTTCTTCGTCGGTGAGGACAATGAGCAGGGACGGATTGCTTACCGCGCGGCGGACGTACCGCAGCGTATTAGTTCGACCGCGATTGAAGAACAGTTCCGGCTTGCGGATTCAGACTTCAGCGCGGTGGCCTTCATTCTGGATGGTCACGCGCTTTACGTCGTGTCGTGTAGCCAAGGCACATTCGCCTTTGACGTTTCTACGGGGGCGTGGTGCGAGTGGCAAAGCTACGGCCTTGATCGGTTCCGTGGTCATGTCGCGGTTGCCTCGGCAGGCTCGCCGGTTATCTTTGGGGATAGCGAGAGCGGGAAACTGTTTACGCTTGATCCGGCAGTAGGAAACGACGACGGCGACCCGATTTATCGCGTGGTTGGCGGTGGGGTTCCGACAGTCAAACGCGCCTCGATTGATAATCTATGGGTCCAGTGTAACACGGGCTATTCGGCAGACGCAGACGCGCTTCCCCTGATCCGTATGAGAACGTCCAAGGACGGCGGGAATACGTGGGGAGACGAGAAGCAAGCGAACCTTGGCTTTACGGGTCAGTATAACAAGCGGGTGTTCTGGACGCGGTTAGGTCAGTTCCGCTCGCCCGGATTCTTGTTTGAAATCATTGATTCCGACGACGTGCAAACAACGCTACAGTACGCCACCTTTAACGAGGCGTTCTGATGGTTACCCGTCCGGTTGATGTATCGCCGCCTCAGTCGATGCTTCCTGTCGTTGACCCTAAGACGGGTCGGGCTACCTCTACGTTCCAGCGGTTCTTGCTGAACCTTTGGGAGCGGACGGGCGGATTTACGGATGAGTTCTTTGAAATCCTGACGGTGTCCAACCTCGGGACGATTCAAGGGCTTATTGCTACAGGCCAGAATGAGGCTCTAGCGCGGACCTTAAGTGATGTAGCGATACAGGGTCGGCTGGACGGAATTGACCGCCTTGCGGGCCAAGTCGAGGCTCTTTATCGCCAGTTTGGGGCCTTGCAAGGCGTCAGCACGTCGGCCCTGTCTCCTGTCCCCAAAACGCGCGTGGTTATCTTTGACGCGGACGACACCTATTCCGCTGGCTCTGACGTTCGCTCGATTGACGTTTACTGCATTGGTGGAGGTGGCGGTGGAGGCCGTGGGTCGATTGTCAGCACGGGCGGCGGCGGTGGTGGTGGCGGTGGGGGCGGTTACACTTATGCCACGATGAACGCGGCGACCTTGCCAGCCACTATCACGGTGACGGTTGGTGCTGCTGGAGCGGGCGGCTCGCCGGGCTTTGCGGCCACGGCGGGCGGATATAGCGCGTTTGGTGATCTGCTTTATGCAAATGGCGGAAATTTCGGCACCGCTGGCTCTATTGGCGTTGCGGGGGTTGGTGGCGCGGTAACAACTCTTTACGGCAACTTGTTTCGTGGCGGGCTTGGCACGGACGGAAGTTTGGTCACAGCGTCAGACGCCTCAAATGATTATCAAGGCGCTCCCGGCGGTGGTGGTGGCGGTGGGTATAATACCGGGGCTGGCGGTGCTGGCGCGGCGGGTTCTTGGCGCGCTCTTACGGCAACGGGTGGCGGCGGTGCGGGTGGTGCGGCAGGCACGTCAGGCTCGCCCGGTTCTACGGCAGGTGATTCCGATGTGTATTTCGGCCCCGGCTATGGCGGTGGCGGTGGCGGTGGAGCAACCACTGATGACGGCGGCGACGGTGGTGATGGGGTTGTTGGCGGCGGTGGCGGTGGTGGTGGCGCTACCGGCGCTGGCAGCGTGGTATCCGGTAATGGCGGAAATGGCGGCGCAGGCCGCGTGATTGTTGTGGAGCATCTCTGATGGCAACCCAAGCGACGGGCGTAACAACCCAACTAACGACTACTGCTGTTGCGCTGGTGACTGCGGGGGCTAACGAGTCGTGTGTGATTACCTCGGTGGTCGCCATGAACATCGACACGACCAGCCGGTTTGTTACTTTGTATCAGGTAGCTTCGGGCGGCTCGGCTACGTCAGCAAATCAGATGACGGTGCAGACGGTGTTCCGGGGTCAAAGCGTAACGGTGCCGGTTGGTGCTGTTGTGCTGGCTAATGGCGCGGCCCTGTATGCCAAGGCTGACGCTAACACGGCGGTCAATCTGTCGGTCAACTACTACCGCAGCGATCAGCAAGCGTGAGGACGCTAGACCCGACACTTCTGAATGAAGTCGCCAATCATCCCAAGGTCAGGCCGTGGCTTAAGGGAGAGGGCGAAGTCGATCTGTCGGCGCTGATCTGTGACCCGGCTAACATCGCCTTGCAGTTTGAGGGTGGTGGATGGGTTCTAAGGAGCCTTGGCGCTTGTCAGTATGAGGTTCACTCGCTTTTCCTGCCGGAGGTGAGAGGGGCCAAGGTTCGGGACAATCTGAAGGAGGCGCTTGAGTATGTCTTCTTGCAGACGGACGCGGTTAAACTTGTGACGCAGCTTCCGGCGGGGAATGTTGCTGCTCGGGCACTTGCGCGGATTGCTGGTTTTCGGCTATGGTTTGGCGAATATCACGTCCTTTGCATTGAGGATTGGATACAGGCAAGCGATGCTTGCTTACAGGCCGGTCAGCAGTTTCATGAGAAACTAGAGGCGGCGAAGCTGAAAGTCGGCTCCGCCCTTGTTGTTCATGAGGATGATGATGCACATGACCGGGCCGCTGGGGCTGCGTTTCTGATGGGGAACGCTGGCAATGTCGCAAAAGGCGTGTGGCACTACAACCAATGGGCTGCCGTGTCTGGTTATGCTCAGGTCTCTCTGCTGTCTGTGAATCCGCCGATGATGGATATTGTTGATGCCGTGATCGGCAGTGATGGGGAGATTCTGCTGTGCCGGTAGCCGCTATTACAGCCGCCGCTACGGTTGGTGGCGCGGCCATTGCGTCGAGCGGAGCGCGGAGTCAAGCAAACGCGGCTCGCGATACGGCGACGCAGAATAACGCCCTTCAACAGTCAATCTTCAACCAGCAACGCGCGGACCTTGCCCCGTGGCGGGCCTCGGGTACGGCGGCGCTGTCGGAGATTAATCGTCGCCTCGGCCTTGGCGGTCAGATGGGGACGGTTGCCCCGCGTGAGGGCGCCGGACAACCGCTGATCGGAACCGGCGGCGGTGTTGCTCCGACTGTGGTTGGGGGCGGAAGCGGCGGCTACGGCACGGGTGGCGCAAGCTATGACCAACGCGATGTAGCGCAGTTTGCGCCGGGCATGATGGCTGACGGCAAGTCGGTCATGCCGCAAGCTACCGGAACGAACGTGCTTTCGACGGACGGCGGTACGGGTCCGCAAGTGCTGCCGGGCGCGCAAGGTCCGACGCTGACGGGAACGACGGCGGGCGGCGCAGGCCCGAACGCGCTTGACCCTGAAAACCGTTACGGCGGATTCTATGCTTCGCCCGGCTATCAGTTCAGGTTTGATGAAGGCCAGCGGGGGATTAACGCCAACCGCGCGGCCTCGGGTTCGTTGCAGTCTGGCGATGCTATGCGGGCGCTCACTCGCTACGGGCAGGACTACGCCTCTAACGAGTTCAACACGCAGCTTAACCAACTGTTTAGCGTGGCGGGCCTTGGTCAGACGGCTACAGGTCAGGGCAATGCTTTGGCTGGTCAGTATGGCGCACAAGTCGGCCAGAACAATCAGAACGCCTCGAACGCCCTTCAGTCCAGCTACGGCAATCAAGCGGCGATTTGGGGCAACGCGCTTCAAGGCGTAGGCGGTGCGGCTCAGGATTATTACGCGGGGCGCGGTACGCCGAACGGCGGGCAGAATCCGCCG